TATAGTCTGATCTGCATAGAAATATGCAGGGGTTGACAAAAGCCAACAATACACCTACATGTAATCTTGTAAAGTTACATAATTAAGAGGTGTATTATGATAAATAGAGAAGGTTACTACAAAACAGACTTGGAAAGAGAATGCACAAAGTGTGGCACGATCTTCCCTAATCCAAAGAAAACTGTGACACTATGCCCCTCTTGTAATACTGAGCGGGTCAAGGGTGAAAGCCAAGAGGTCCGCATGTATAGACGGGCAAAGACTAGGGCAAAAACCCGTGGCATTGAGTTTTCTATTGATAAGTCTGATGTAATCATTCCTGAGTTTTGTCCTATACTTGGGATAAAGCTTGAACCATATGTCGGTCATAGCGGTGGTAGGCCAAACTCGCCTGCTTTAGATAGGATCGACAACAACAAAGGATATGTTAAAGGTAATGTGATTGTAATCAGTCACCTTGCCAACATGATGAAAAGTTCTGCTACAAAAGAAGAACTTCTCGCTTTTGCTGATTGGGTTCAAAAGGCTTATGCAACCGCCAAAGAGTAGCGAACTTTGGTGAACATAAATGAATCTCACGGAGGTCGTTGTCCGAGCAACGGATACACTTGAGGACTTGGAACGGAAAGTAAAACTGGCTACGATCCTTGGTACTATTCAATCCACCTTCACGCATTTCCCGTATCTGCGTAAGGTCTGGAAAGACAATACTGAGGAAGAACGTCTGCTTGGGGTGTCGTTGACTGGCATTATGGATAACCCCATATTGACTAATAACGACATGGCAATTTCCTGTGAAGGTTGGTCTGTTGCTAAAATCTTGGAGCATCTTAAGAATGTCGCTATCTCTACTAATGCTGAGTGGGCTGAACGCCTTGGCATCCCTGCTTCTGCTGCTATCACTTGTGTCAAACCTTCTGGCACTGTCTCCCAGCTTGTCGATTCTGCTAGTGGTATTCACGCTCGTCACAGCCAGTATTACATTCGCACTGTCCGTGGCGACAATAAAGACCCACTGACGCAGTTTATGATTGACCAAGGTATTCCGGCTGAACCTGATGTGATGAAGCCTGATACTACAACTGTCTTTAGCTTCCCGATGAAGTCACCGGAAGGTGCTATCACTCGGAATGATATGACTGCTATCGAACAGTTGGAACTGTGGTTGATCTACCAGCGTCATTGGTGTGAACATAAACCGTCTATCACGGTTACTGTTCGTGACCATGAGTGGATGGAAGTTGGTGCTTGGGTCTATAAGCATTTTGATGAAGTTTCTGGTGTGTCGTTCCTTCCTCATTCGGACCACACTTACCAGCAAGCTCCTTATCAGGATGTGAGTGAACGTGAGTATCAAGACCTTCTGGCAGTCATGCCCCCCAAGATTGATTGGGCTAAACTGAGCGACTATGAAACCGAAGACACTTCTAAAGGAACTCAAACCTTTGCATGTGTTGGAAGTTGCGAAGTTGTAGACTTAGTGTGATGAAGAAGGATTTAACAGGACAAACTTTTGGAGACCTTTACGTTGTAGGGGTCTCTGAAATCTCTCGAAACGGCCATTACCGATACCACGTTAGATGTAGTTGTGGTGTTGAAAAGACTGTCTTTGGGACACATCTAATCCAAGGTAACACAAAAGGTTGTGGAAAGTGTAAAGAGAAACAAAAGCCAAGAAATTGGTCAGGTTGTGGCAGCGTGAGTGGAAGTTATTTTTCACACGTTAAAAGGGGTGCTTCTGGAAGCAGGGGTAGAAAACCTATACACTTTGACTTGACCATAGAACATCTCGCAGACCTTTTGGACAATGTCCAGATGGGTAAGTGTGCTTTAAGTGGGTTGCCGATAAGTATTAAAGATCATACAGCTTCTTTAGATCGGATTGACTCTTCAAAAGGTTATGTTGAAGGGAATGTGCAATGGTTGCACAAAGACATCAACATGATGAAGCGACACTACAATCAAGACTATTTCATCCACCTTTGCAAAAAGGTTGGCGGTTCGTGTGAGATTGTCGATCTGACCTAACAGGTTGCCGCTTCGGCCCCTTCCTCCCTCTAATGAAAGAAATCCGATGATTTTTGCTATTGTAAACCTTGTACTTCTTCTCGCTCTACTCTATATGACATGGGATCAGAACCAACGTATTGAAGATTTGGAGACGATTGTGTACGAACTTGCTAAAGACCATGAGTTCCAAGAGGAAAAAGAAGAAGATGCCTGAAAGCTTTAGCTATGCTTTGAATTGGTTGAAATCTGGTAAGAAAGCTAGGCGATCTGGTTGGAACGGAAAAGGTATGTGGATTGCATTGCAGATGCCAGATGCTTACTCTAAGATGCGACAACCTTATATCTACATGCACCCTGTAGATGGAAAACTGGTCCCTTGGTTGGCAAGTCAAGCCGACCTACTAGAAAATGATTGGGAGATTGTTGAATGAAGTGGTACATTATTGGTCGTGAAGATTGTCCTTGGTGTGATCGTGCTAAGGACGAACTTGAAAAACATGGGGAAACCTATGAATACTACCTTTACACTGAAAACCCTATGTTTCTAAAACTTATGTTTGTTGCAGGGTTGAAGACTGTTCCTCAAATCTGGTATGGTGGTCAGCATATTGGTGGATACGACGATCTAGTGAAATTCTTTGAGAGTGATATGCGAGATTCAGAATGATTGAAAAGCCTCGGACCAAACGGACTACCCGCTACAAGAACGCTGACGAAGAAGCCAAGTCTCGTACAGTACCTCTTGTTCCTATGAACGACAACCAAAAGACTTACCTTGATGCCTTGAAGAAAAGCAAACAAGTAATTGTGCTTGGTCCTTCTGGTACTGGTAAGACCTACATTGCAGCCACTCATGCTGCAAACCTCTATCTGGCAAAGCGGATCGACAAGATTATCATCACTAGGCCCGCTGTGTCTGTAGGCAAGTCTCTTGGTGCATTGCCGGGAACTATGGAAGAAAAGTTTGGTCCTTGGCTTTCACCCGTCCTGTCTGTACTAGAGCAACACCTTGGAAAGAACAAACTAGAGACTGATACCAAGAATGGCAACATTCAGATGGCCCCTCTAGAATACATGCGAGGTTCTTCCTTCAAGGATGCTTTCGTCTTGGCTGATGAATGTCAGAACCTTGATGTTGCTCAGTTCAAAATGCTTGTCACTCGAATTGGTGATAACTGCCAACTTGTTATGAATGGCGATATTCGTCAGTCTGACATCAAAGAGCAATCTGGTTTGTCTAAGGCAATCCACCTTGCAAAGAAGTACAATATTGATGCGTCTGTCGTTGAGTTTACTCTTGACGATGTGGTTCGTAGTGATGTATGCCGACAGTGGCTAACCGCTTTCTATGAGGAAAATCTATGAGTTCTACTGAATACTACACCCCAATGGAAATTGTTGACCAATACCACGAAGACAAGAAAGACCCCGTTGCCAAGCCTGCTCACTACAACATTGGCACCATCGAATGTATTGAATACCTGAAAGACAACATGCCCAAAGAAGCCTTCATTGGTTATCTGGAAGGTAACGTTAAGAAGTATCTGCATCGTTGGCGCTATAAGGTTAAGCCTACCGAAGACCTTAAGAAAGCACAATGGTATCTGGATCGACTAATTAAGGAAGTCGAGATTGCTTGAAATCTTGTTTGTCTTCTTTGTAGTAGGTGTGATCCTGCTCTATCCTGACTTCGTAAATCGAAAATAAAAAGACCCCGGCAGGAAAATCAATTCCTGACCGGGGTTTTCTTTTATTCTTTACTCTCTGGTTCTCGTTTGTAGAGGTCGATAATATCTCGCTTAACCTCTTTAAGATCAGATTTGATTTCCTGCATAATCTCTCTGTCTTCTTGTCGTCTTACATCCCTGTCTCGGATTTCTGATTGAAGCAATGCAATTTGCTTTTCATTAGTCAGAACCCTGCGGATCAACCAAGTGACCCCGGCAAAGATAGACGACACCGCTGCCCCCACAACATAATTTAAATAGTCCATTTCTTAAATACACCCCTGATGCCTCTGGCAATTTCATTAGGGGATGGCAACAACCACCCAAGAATCAGAAGCAAGATCATCCAAACAGGTGTTTGTTGTATGTTTACCTTATCGACTTTATCAGCAACAACAGAGGAAGTTTGTTGTACAACATCCCTACCAGCTTCGATGCGCTCTTGCTTCATTACGACTTGTTGTACGTTTTCTTTACCAGCTTGCACGTTTGCGGCTACGTTTGGACCACCACCAGTGAGAAGACTTAATGGACCACCGCAACCAGACAATAGGATAAAGAAAAAGAGGGCCAAGACCTTCATCATAGCCCCCTCATGCACAACTGTACTTTGCTATCTTGTCGTCTATTGACAAGACCTTGAACAGTGTTACCACCAGCTTTGACCCACTTTCGTAGTTCATTGCAAGAGGCTGCATACTTCCCTTGGTTTGCCAGTTTCATCATAGTTGAGTTACCAGCCGTAGCAATCCCGACATTGTAAGCTAGTTCGACCAAAGACGCTTGAACACCTATAGGAATGTTAGGGTTAGTCATATAAGGAGTAAGACCCTCGTAATACTCCTTAACAGACTTCTCTAACATTGCATAACACTGTTCTTTTGTATAAGTGTCACCCATTTTAACTCCACGGGTTTCACCATAACAAACGGTTGGGATACCTACAATGTCCTTATAAGCTTTAGTCTCTAGACCTTCCCATTTAGCAATGAAGGGGGTTGCTAAGGCAATAACTGCAACGGTAACGCCAGTAGAGATTTTCTTCTTAATGGACATTGTAGTGATCCTTATTCAGTAATGGGTGTAGATTCCTCTACAACATAGTCTTGAATATTAACCCCATAAGACAGAAAATCCTTCCACATAGGGTGACCCTGCTCAACAACAATAATATGGTTTGTTGTCTCATCGAACAAGTTTCCAACACTCTTTTCAGGGTTTGCCCACAAAGCTTTCATTAATACCTCCAAATGGTTGTCTGGGTTCCATTAATAGTAAGATTGAGCAGGCCCAAACTAACAGTGCCTCCACTACTCGTTATATTATACCCAATAGAACCCCCGAAATATATTTGATCACTGGCCGTAACAGAAAGGTCAACAGAAAAAGTCCCAGTAGGTGAAGAAGATAGAGTCCCGTTTTTATAAATCCTAAAAGTTGGGCTGCTAAAACTTCCACCACCAGAGGCACCACCAGAAACTGTACCTTTGATCCTAATAGTACCAGTATTAATCACAGTATAAAGGCCAAGATCACTAATATAGGTAGAGGATAAGGTTCCAAGGGCTGCGCCGCTCGAAGTAAAACTCAAAATTGAAGTTGTAATGCCTTGAGGGCTTAGTTTGTCAATAACAACATCACCAGCCGCTACAGGGGCAAAAGCCAAAGGAGAAATCTTTGGAGCGCCAGCAGAACCCTCAGTAATAGCAATAGGGTTGTCCCTCCACTTCTTAGCCAGAGTGGCAGTCAGAGGGGCTTCGGGATCAGTTTCAGCATCCGTAATTGTAATGTAAGATGTCATTGTCGGGTTCCTTTAAACAAATAGATACGGACCTGTTCCATCAGAGAACAACAAAGTTGAACCGTCAACGAACCAAGACCCCTCTTTCTTTTGAGCGTCTGTAGCAAGACTGTAAACTGGTGAACCAGCAGCCCTGATGATACCATATCGACCTTCGTAAGTAAAAGCCTGTGCAGAGATTTCAATCTCATGTCCAGAACGCTTTTCAGTTCTCTTGAAGACCTGTAGCAACTTCTTGATAGAAAGACCTGTTTCATCTGTAACAATACGACTATCAAGTTCGATAACGTCAACAAGGCTAATGGTCCTATCTTTGGCATCAAGCAAGATCGTATAGTTTACAGGGGGTGTATTGAAACGCTTGAGAAGTCGAATACCAAGTGTGCGTACAATGGCATCAGCACCATTATTAAGCCAACGACAAAAGACCTCTTTGATCTTGGTGTCGTTATAGGCATTAGCACTTTCAGCCTCAGTATCAATAAGGACGTTGATTTGGTTATAGTAACCTTTATCCTTATAGTCTTTTGTAGGGTCAGATTGACGACTATAGAAGTGAACTTGGGTAATCCTGTCTTCGTCCTTGTCTTCCTGTTCAATGTACTTGATGTCATTCCTATCAGAGATAGAAGTGATTGAAGCATTACCAACAGGGTGGTTTGCTTGAAGTTTGATCTTCTGATTAACTTCATCCCACCAAACAGAGATACCAAGAACAGCCAATTCACCAATCAACTGAGCAACACCAGTAGGTTTAGTGATTACTGTATCAAGAGCCAAGCCACTAAGCCACTTATCGACTTCGGGTTTCCATTCTGTTGTTAGAGGAATGTACGAGGTAGGGATACCAGCAAAGTTTACCAAGAGATTGTAGATAGTATCATCAACCCTTTGGTTAACAATGTTCAAAGCCTCTTGGAAAGAGTCGTTAAGACTGTGAGTAGCCTCTACAGTACCATAAAGACCTCGGCCAGTCAACGTAATAGTATCGGTCGATCTAGTGAACGACACAATCTCAGAACCAATAGTTGCCCAACCAGATGCAGCATAACTAGCACCAACACCAGCAGGAGTTAGATTAAAAGTTACACCAGTGCCAATAGCAATATCAGCACCAAGTTTACCACTAGATGGCTTAGGAGCAACAGCCTTTTTGTCGTCAGCAAGAGCCAGAACATCCTTGCCTTCAAAAGACACATTACCATCTTTATCAGGACCAGTCATATTGGTGATGATGAAGTAACGTGTCTGATCGACAGACAACACACCATCATCAATATAACCATCAATGACCCTAAGACTACGACCAGCATAGTAAGGCCAACGAGACTTGAGTTTGGTAAAGAAAGTCCCCCGGTCGATAGGGTTATAACCAACACCAGAAGATTGTGCAGCACCACTAACACGTTCTGTTTGGTACTTATCGACACCAATGTCATCAGACACAAAGTCTTTCAGTTTGACTTCAACCGTAGCCCTTCGACCAAAAGCACCAAGACGATCATCCCCACCAGCAATGTTGACTGTACTAGAGAAGGCAGTAACACCTTTTTCTTCTAGACAAGGGTAAGCATTAAGACCTTTGGGAAGGTTACTACGGTTATTGACAAACTTAAGAGTTAGAGGTGTTTTGACAAAAGCAGAGGTGTACTGGCATGTTGCAAAGGTGTTGAAGCACTTGTTTGTACCTGTTGTACCAAGGACTGCCAAGCAAGGGGAAGTCCCATAGGTACGAGTGCAGTAATCAACATCAATCTCAACGATCTGAATAGGTTCTCTATTCGCCATAAGCGTAAACCTCCATACCGACACTCATAAAGGTGCCAGTCTCATCATATGTTGGTGCAAGTACGCTATTCTCAGTTCTCCAAACATACCCAACATCTTTACTAAAGATAGAGGGTCCAGCAGCCCATACAAAGGCTTTACCAGAATTGTAATGTTCACGGAAGGGAAGAATAGTTGATTCACCAAAGTTACGTTCAACAGCAACAAGGTTTATTGTTGTCCGACCACCTTGACGCAGAACTCTGTTACCAAGGAATTGTCCACCAATAGTAGTAGAAGTCAGCAACTCATAAGTTTGCGACAACCAAACAGGTGTATAAGGGGGCATGACACCAGCAGGGAAGTTAAACCTTGCACCAGCCATTGCAACACCAACAACAGGTGCAGTACCATTGCTAAACCTGAAACGCCAGTATCTAGCAGAAACAGAGTTAAACAAGCACAAGATTGTTGTGTCATCTGTAGGAACAACAGTAGCCCTTGTTGTCCAAGTGATGTTATCTGTTGAACTTTGGACTTGAACAGTGTTACCACTTGTACCACAATTATGAGCAACAAGAGCAGCACTATCCACAGAGACAGCACTACCCTTGTCGATAGTCAGAGTTGCAGGGAGCGTTGTAGGTTGCCAAGCATTGTAGGTTGCTTCTGAAATAGCGTTTTCTTTAGGATAACCAGTAGCTTCGCTAGAAGCAGAAAGAGTGCCACTAGCGAAGATATTGTTCCACAAGATAGTAGGAAGACTATCAGCACTGGTCGGGGTGTTTTCAATATCAATAGTCATTCTTTTATCCTATTATCGGGCAACCATAAAGACCTTGCCACGTTTGTCGTTTTCATCATAGAAAGAATCAAACAGTTTGATGAGGGTTTCACCGCTGTAGAGACTTTCAGGTTTGATGCTGTCGATGTAAACAGTTTGAGGCGCTTGTGCAGGAGCAGAGTTAGCAACCGTAGCAGAACCCCTAGCAACAGAACCACTAGAAGGTCTTGCAGAAGTTGAACCACTCTTAATAGCACTGACAAACCCAAGACCAGCGGCAATGATGCTACTAGCAGCAGCAAGGTTAGCAGGGAAAGGCAACTTCAAAGCGGCAGCAGCACCAGCATAGGTATCAGCAAGGGCTTGTGCAGCACCAAAGACACGAGCCATTTTAGCAGCCTTTTCATTATGCTGACCAATAGCTTCCAAGATTTGAGCGCCAGAACCAAGTACAGTAGAAAGTTTTTGTACTTTAGCCTTGTTCTCAATATCAGCAACATCTTTAGCATGTTTAGTTGCCAAATCCAACTCAAGTTGATTGTACTCTTGTTGGGTCAAAAGCTTCTTTTGCAAAGCCATCTCAAGGGTATCTTGACGTTGCTCATAGGCAATGTTTTCTTGCTCAACCAAATACTTTGTAGTTTCAAGGTACTTGTAGATTTCCTCTAGCCTATTCTTAATTACATCGTCGCTAGG